AGCATTGGTAGCTGATGTAGATGCTGCGCTTGCTGACGATGCAGAAGCAGTAGCTGAGTTGGCTGCATTTGTAGCATTAGTAGCTACAGCAGACTCTGAATTAGATGCGTTGGTTGCTGAAGTCGCTGCGGCTGTAGCTGAGTTACTTGCGTTGGTCGCTTGAGTTGTAGCCAGTGTTACTTGAGCTGCTGCATCTGTAACATAGCCTGAAGCTGTAGAGGCGCTGTTAGACGCGCTGGTTGCGCTTGTAGCGGCGTTTGTAGCTTGAGTAGTAGCTAGGGTTACCTGATTAGCAGCGAGCGTTACCTGAGCTACTGCGTTAGTCTCAGCAGTCTCTGCGTTGGTCTCTGCTGTTTCGGCAGCAGTCTTAGCTGTAGTTGCGGATGTAGCGGATGTAGCTGCTCCTGTCGCGCTTGCGGCTGCGGCAGTAGCTGAGTTCTGTGCGGCTGTGGCGTAAGCTGACACACCTGTTGCGCTTGCGGCTGCGGCTGTAGCAGAGTTGCCTGCGGCTGTTTCTGAGCTGGCAGCGTTACCTGCGCTTGTAGCTGCTTCACTTGCTTTGTTAGTAGCTATGACAGCTTGTGCGGTTACTGCTGTTAGTGTGGCGTCTGTGTTGGAATCTCCAGCACCGCCATCTCCTCTAAAAATTGCCATGAATAGCTCCTAAGAAAACAAGAAAGAAAGGGGGACTCCGAAGAATCCCCCAGTTGTACTAAGCCTTACTGAACGGCTAGTACGAATCCTGCTTCTGGACGCATTACTTGACAACCGTAAAGCGTATCAGCAGTGTACAGAGTTCCTAAGAACTCCTGCTTGTACTGAGTCTGTGAACGTACTGCTTGCTGCTCCGCAAGAACATTAGTGTCCTTGTGAATCATCTGTGCGCCACGGATGGAAGCACCACCAGTAGTGTCAATAACAGGCACGTTGCTAGAAACAAATACATCAACACCGTACAGGTTACCAATCTTACCAGTCTCTACAGTCTTACCATTTACAAAGTCAGTAGAAGTGTAGCGATCAATACCCATGATAGCGTTACGCAGAGAAGGAGGAACAATAAAGCTACGTCCGTCCATAGGTACGTCTGCATCATCCATCTTCTGAATAAGCTCACGGAAAGATACGTCTGTAAATGCACCAACGTCAGCAGCACCATCAGCGTCAAACGCTTCAAGAGTACCTGCGGTAGCACCAGAAGCAACAATCTGGAAAGATGCGTTGTGAACCCAAGATGAACCGTCACCGTTACCAAAAGACTTACCTAGAGTAAACAGATCATTGTCAACCTGCTTTGCTAGACCATAACCTGCATCACCAGTGTAGAACTGACGTAGAGAAGCTAGAGCCTGTACTTCAGTAATGTCCTCAATCAAACGAGAAAATTCAAAGTGCTTGTTAATGTTAATCAAAACTTCTGACTCAACAGAGTTCTGGATGGTTACTGCGGTTTCTGCAACCTTAGCGTGAGCTGAACCACGGGTAGGCTTAGGGACGTGGATAGTGTCACCTTTCTTACCAGTCATGCTCATTTTCTTTACTAGGTTAGCGAGAACCAAGTTGGTTTGGTAAGCAGCGATTACCTCGTCACTCCAGATTTCTGGAATAAATTTAGCAGCAGATGTGTTGTCTACTGCTCCGCCCATGTTGGGATATACTGATGTAGCCATAATACAAGTCCTATAATAAGATAATTAACGGACTCTCCCCTCGTTATATGCCGCAGTGATCTCGTCACTTAAAGACAAATATCGTTCAGGATCGTCCTTCATAAGTTTAATAATGTCTGAACGTCTATAGACTTTACGAGAACTAGCTTCACCACTACCTGTGGCTCCACCAGCGGAAGCGTTTTTAACTGCTTTCTTTCTCTCTGCTTTCTCTGTGGCTACTGTTTGACCTACAATCTGTTGACGTTCTTTCCACGTAGTGAATAGTTCATCAGCAGCTTCATGGTCATAACCTTGGTCTGCCTGTACAAAAAGCTGTGTGCGAATCTTTGAACCTTTGATCCAATCTGCAAACTTACTGTCTTTTAAAATCTCTTGCATGTCAGGATGACGTTGTTGCAAGTGACTTAAAGCTGTAGTCTGTTTGTACTGTTGAGTTTGTGCTTCAGCAGCTTTGATTGAAGGATGATTCTTAATAGCTATTTCGACTGCCTTGTCGGGATCAGAAAAGAAATCTACTTCTTCTTCAGGTTCTTGCTTAGTTGTTGTGTCGAGTTGTGTCTGTATGTAACTGTCTACTACTGACCGAAGTTCTCCTACCTCACTGCTCTGACGACCCAATAGCTTTTCAGCTTCTTGGTGCATCCGTACAATCTCTGCGGTAGACTTACCCTGATACTTCTCAGGGATGTCATCTTCTTGTTGAGGGATTGCCTCTACAGGTTCCTCAGTAATCTGACTTACTTCTTGCTCTTCAGTTTCAACGTCTTCTGGACGCTCGTCAATTAATGTTGCCATTATAAAACTCCGTGAGTTATCTCATTATGGAGGTGTATTATGTAAGGATTCGGTTAGGAGTTAGCCTTACGCTCTTGTTGTAACTTCTGGTCTCGTGCCTTAGCCCACTTAAAAGTAGAGCCGGGAAAATCCCCAGAAAGAGGATCAAGGTGTATACGAGGTGGTGTTACAATTCTAGTAGCAAGTTTGCCACAGGTTTTACATTCAACCGTTGTGGTCTCGCTAGATACGAAGTGTTCGTTGGTATGACTATTTTCGCAGGTGAAATCAAATAAGATAGCCATTAGTCTTGATCTTCCATCTGGTCTTCTTCAGCTCTGTCGATTTGTTCTTCCAGATTAAGAATGTTAGCCATAACTAATAGCTGACCCTTGCGGGTATATAAATCTTCTATATCTTTTGTAAACTCTATAGAATTAACTAACTCAGCGTTAGTTCTTACATCTTCTATAAAGATTTTCCAACCTTCAGTCTTAAACATTTCACGAAGGTTACGATAATATAGTTCTAATTCTTTGTCAATCATTAACTGTTTCTCCTAATAGGACAGTGTACCTGATTATTATAACATAAAAGCATAAGAAAGTCAAGCTTTATTTGTTTTTTTATGTAGGCCATGCTTGGCGTGTTGTTTACCCTTAGCCGTAGCTGTCCTCTTCTTAGCATTAGCAGCCGCTAGTTTCTTCTTACCTGCTGCTGTGGACTTCAACTTGCTAATTGTCTTAGAAGGTGCGTAGACCTCTCCAGTCTTGCCGCTAGGTTTACCAGAGGGTGTACGCCACTTCTGCTTTGTCCACTTCTTTAAAGACTTCTGTGATTCTTTTAGTGCCATTACTTATAGCCTCCGCCTTTTGCCTTATACTCCTTGGCTAACATCTGAGCTTTCCTAGCAGACCATTGACCAGCCTTGCCGCCTTTAGTACCTGCTTTGATTTTGTTAAACAAGTTCTTCCGCATGGTGGGCTTAGTGTAGTTCCCTGCTTTGTTTACTGTAGACTTTTTGGCTGGCATGTTACTTGCCTTTTTTAACTGGCTTCTTCTTAGGCTTTGCCGCTGTCTTCTTTTTAGGTGGACGACCTACTTTACTACCGTATGTACCTTTACCGTATGGCATAGTATTCTCCTGTTGTGTTTATATGTACATTGACACTGTGCATTTATATGTATACTTAAACATTTACCACTTAGATTTATTAGCCCAGTAGGCCGCTGACATCTTACCTTTTGCAATGTTCTTTGCGTGTCGTGCTTTAAAAGATTTACGTCTTGCTTTCTCTGCTGCTGTCTTAGGACTACTACCAGCTCCTGATACACCCTGCTGTCCATAACGTATAGTCTTAACTTTATCACCTTCTTTGGCTACAACTACATGACTTTTCTTTGGATGATTAGGTGTTCGCTTAGGTTTGTTATAACCGCTAACTCCGGCTCTTGCTAGTCGTGGGTCTTTTTTTGCTGGCACTTGACTCTCCTACCTGTTTCTCTAGTTTGTCAATTTTTTTATTTAACTTGTCAAACATAACATTAACTTGCTTAACTACGTCTTCAAATTCTCTAGTTGTAACCATTACTGTATTGATCCTTGTGGACTAACTTTACCCTCTTTGACCGCTACTTCACGCTCTTTAAGGAGTTGCTCTGAAATACGTAAGCGTCTTTCAA